ATTGATCTCCATTCACATAATCAAATCCAAGATTGGCAATGTCTTCTCCAATCACCTGTTGAAATAACTTAGACAATACCTCTTGCGCTACGTCACCACCCATAGGTGTCTCACGTTTAACGCTATTAAACAAAGAAGAATATGCTTGCTTCTGTGCTGTAGTAAGTGTTGGGTTATTAGCCATGAACAAAGCTTCGATCTCATCTGGTGTAACGCTACGCTCATAGCGATCCATTGCTGTATCAATAGCCTGTTTAATTTTACGTACATCCTTACTGAACAAACGATCAGGGCAACGTGCGCCACGATGCTCATCGTAAAACTCTTTGTCCATAAGACTTCTAATTAGTGATAATTCCATTTAGCTTCTCCATATCTTCGGGGTTACGATATTTAAGATCATCATTTATACGTAGTACACGAACATCGTTTACATGACCACGTAATTCTTTTGCAAACTGCAATGTCTTCGGTAGCGCATCGGGGTCTAACGCTATTATGGCTGTTGAGAACTGTGAGAGATATCCTTTATGCGACTCTTGTAAAGACGTTCCAAGTATCGCAACCCCGACAAAGGAACCGTAACCAACAACGGCTGCACTCACACAGTCCTCAACAACAACTGCGACTTTACCACAACCATACGAGTATGGCAAGCCACTTTTTCCATACCTTTTCCATTTAGGTAGTTTCTTTCCAAGTGAGCGACCTGTTGCATCTGCAATCTTACCATCATGTACGACTGGAAATACAACACGGTGATCCTTTACATCATACAACAAACCTAATTGTTTAGCATCCAACTGATACAAGCTTGATGCCCAATCAATTACATCAGAGTTACAGGGTACGACATAGCTTGGCATTACAAATGTATCTTGTGAAGCAAAGTCTTCTGCACCCTTGAATCCATTTCGTATGTCTTCAACAGATAGATGAACACGAGTACCACCACTCAAGGTACAACTTGCTTTGTAACAATTCCACATGAGACTGCCCATGTTATTTGTTATACTGAAAGTCTTGAAGCCTTTACATGCTGGACAATCAAGACGCTTAGTCTCTCCATTAGCTACATCGTAATCGTCAGGGTTAAACATTATATATCCTTTCTATTAAACAGTTAAGTGTATATATATTTATATATAATATCACTTTCCCTGCGGCAGTTTAGTGCTTATACCATGCTCACGTCTGGCTGTCAACGCAGTATTTGCACTGTTGTATGTATTTTTCATGTAAGGTTTTACTGATTGTGGATTAGCGTGTCCTGTAACAGACATGATTTGTCCTATTCCTACACCAGCTTCTACCATTTCTGTTGTGCCTGTTCGTCTAAGATCAGACAGTCTCAAGTCTTTTGATAGACCCACCTCATCCATCAGCCTACGTGCAAACAACGGTAGCTTGTACTGTGTGTATGGCTCATACGTTCCTCTGTATGGTGTTGGTCTTGGTGCAACGTAAGGTTGAAAACCGAAGTCCTGTTCTTGTTGTACTAGCATATCACGTAGGTCATCATCGATAGGCAATACAACCTCTGCCCTTCTCTTTGACTGTTCAATATGCACACGACCTTCATTCAAATCAATACTATCCCAAGTCAACAAGCGCATATCTCCTACTCGCTGACACCAAGCATATGCCATGTGTGCAATAAGACCTATATTACGTGTGCTAAAATCGCTGTAGGCGGCGTCTAAGAACTTTGTGATATCCTCCTTAGTCCATACAGTCTTGCGCGGCTGTGTGGCTCTCCTACGCACGATAGCGAAAGGATTAATATTACAATGCTCCATACGCAAGGCATAGTTAAACAGGATGCGTGTCGCTGACATGACATGGTTGGCAAAAGGAATGCCACGATCACACCACATATCGTACGCAAGCTTAGCTTGTTTAGTTGTAACATCTGTGTAATGCATATTCTTAAACAGCTTGTTGTCCAATTTAGTATCGGTCATGATACTTAAAAAGTATTCATACTGTTTCTTAGTTTCATCACGCAAGTGTTTGAAATCGTGTGAAGAAAAGTATTCTTCTTTCAAGTCATTTACTGTGTTCATTCTATCACCTATGTAAGTTATATAGTTTGATTGCTGTGTCTTTGATCTGCTCATGCCACATCAGATTGTCAATGAAGTGACTTGGTATACCTGACCATCCATAGTGTGCGCCAGCTATCATGCCAGCTACTGCACCACAAGTGTCACTATCAAAGCCACGATTAACAGTCTTGATAACACAGTCAGCAAAGTTATCTGTGGTTTGAAAGGCCCACATAGCACATTGATATGTCTCTTCTACAAACCCGCCTGACATAACCTTTTCTCTTGGTGTATCAGTAGGCAGTTTGTATGAACTGTACTTTTGTAGTGCATCACCATGATACAATTCTTCTGCGAAGGCAGTGCCATATTTAACACACAGTTCACTGCCATGTGTCAGTACAGTTTGCAATGATGCCATCTCAATTGCCTGACTCCACGATGATGCAGCAATAACAACCGGAGCGATACGCATCAAGGCACCATTACCTGCTTGATTAGGATCAGGATTACCTTTGTATGGTGTTGCTGGATTTTTAATGTAAGCTTCCAGCGCACGTCTAGTTGTATTACCAATGTCAAAGCACACGCCTCTTGGAATAAACTTACCATCGATGTACCACGACACAAAGTTATTCATGATAGCGTCAGGGATAAAAGCTTTATGTTCTATCAGTGAATCTGCCATAGCCATAGCCATAGCTGTGTCATCTGTCCATTCACCTATATCCATAGCGAAGGCACCACCTTCAACATACTTAGTTATATAGTTATCCGGCTCTCTGCTTGGACCGAACTCCAGTGGTGCGCCAAGAGCGTCACCAACTGCAAGTCCAACAAGCATACCTACTGCATTATCCAGTTTCATTTTTTATCTCCTCTCTACCACACTGTACAGCGTGACCATCTAATTCAGGGTAATCCAATTTATCATAAGCCTCTTTGCCATTTATAAACTGATAGTTTTCTAATTTATAATATTGGCTAGTGTAGTCATGCACATAAACACCGTCACCTAATGATATATTACTCCTGACAAATGAGTTGTATACATACTGTTCTGGATCATATCCTCTCTCATAATAGAACTTATAAGTTTTCCAAAACTTCCACTCAGGTGATGATAGTTTTACATAGCAATCTACTGTCCAGTAAAGGAAGCATGGCAGAAACCATGCTCCATTTAATGTTTTGGGTTCGTCTGTGTCATGCATTCTTCTAATCATTATGCCGCCTCCAACTGTCTGAACTGTGGTGTGTCAATCCAAGTAGATACTTCAACCTCACGCTGGAACATAGACACTGCGCGTGTATCGTTCTGTGTTTTACGAAGAGCAAAACCATTACGCTCATCAGCATAGGTAGCATAGTTTGTGAAGGCAGAATACAATGCCCAAAGATTATTGCCACGCACACTAACCTCTTGATTATAAAGGCCATACATCTTCTCAGCTTTACGATCTGACTTCATGATTGTCTCAAGCATTGCCTTTACATTTACACCTACAAGGCTAGTGTTTGCCCAACGCTGTAGCTGTTCAGTCTGTGCATGAAAGTCTTGAGTAGACTTCTCAAGTTCAATGATGAACCTGTCAAGACTAAAGTTAGATGTGTTCTTACGCATCACTTTATCATGGCGTCCTCTGATCTGCCCATTAAGACAGAAGAAATCAATGGCACCAAAGATAGTTACGTTAGAGCATGTACCGTTGACACCATGCAATGCAATGATACGCTGTGCAACCGTAGTGTCAGACTTATCTGTGACAATCTTAGCGTTCACGTTTGGTAAGGTCATGTCCATCATAGCCCAGCCATTGTGATGCGCGTCACGCCATTTGATATCTGCACCTTCGATCTCATGCTCAGACAGATTCTCTGTTGTTGCATCAATCACATCACGAAAGAAGTCAGTGTGTGATGCACAGGTGAAACCATCACCAACGATGCCAATGTAGTCGCCTGTGCTACCGTTGATAACATATTTTTTGTCGTTGACTTTGGTTGGTTCAAACACAACGTCAAAGTCTAAATTCTCTGGAATAAAATCTAGTGGCATATCTTTTTCCTTTCCTATCGTTAAGTGATGTTATCTTATATCAGGTTAGTGTGTTGAAGTCAACCTGAAAATTCAGGCAGGTTAAACTTTCTACGCACATCTTGAACAGCACATTCAAGTTCCTGTAAGTCAAACGCTGAGAGATAACGTACCCCTCCATTACAACCATAGCCACCAGTATCAGATACTCTTTCTGCTTTAGTGGCAAGGTCTGCAATAAGTCGCATCATGTCTGCTGGAATTGCATCAATAATCTTCTGACGTTCAGCGGCCTCTTTAGCGTGTCTCTTTGCATAGTACTCCATGCGTTCTTCGGGTGTCATGTTCTCAAGTTTCTTAGCCATATTAATTCTCCTTTCTAATATTGTAGATATTACCTAATTCTGTTGTGTCATATGTGTCTTGCATCCATATGGGCATTGATCTTCCCTTGTTGTAACGTGCAAATTTACTTTTGTCAACCTTATAAAAAGCACGGTACGCTTGGATAGGCCAACGCTCATCGGTCATAAGTTCATCGTGACCACTGAAGCATTGAGGGTGCGGGGTCAACCCTACTGCTCCATCCCCTGTCTTGTTGGGAATAAACCTAATACCTGCGCGTATACTATTGTAATGTTTACTTGCACCATGCATCTTATCG